GGTTGTAGGTACCCGGCACACGCAAGACACGCGCAGCGTCAGCCGTACAGTTCCAGTCAATCTCAAACCCTTCTTGCTTGCACAGGCGCTTGAAGTTCTCGGCTACAGGTTTCCATTGGGCGATCTCGACCTCTTCAGTAAAGGGCCAATACACATGAAACCCCCCGCCCGAGGACACCACAATGGGCTCACCCAGCGTGTGCATACCAGTCGCCCCCATGAACTCAAGGTAAGCGTCCCGGCCTTCGGTACGAGTTTTGTACTTCTTCTCCTCACTAATATCAATGTCAATGAATAGTGAACGTATTACGCGAGCGTTATCCGCCGTCCGTTTTCCTGCTTCTTTAAAAGCGGCAAGAGCAAAGTAAACATCCCGATTCTGCGCGGCAAACGAGTCCGCGGCAGTCACAAGTCCATCGAGACTGTCTACAAAAACATGCTCTTTCTTTTTAGTATTAAACTCAGCCGCACAGTAAACACCGGAAGACGGTAGCACCGCCGCTAGAAAATCAAGCGGTTGCATTTTTTTCCCCTTCAGTTATTGTTTTTCGGCTAAGGCATCAAGTAATTTTTCAAAGCGCTTAAGAAGTTCTTCCTGATAGTTTTTAGGCAGTTCGCCCATGATTAGGATTTGAAGGCAGGTCCTGAACAGCTCTTCGTCGGTCAGGCTCGTAGGTTGAATGTATTGCATAATGTTCTCCAAGCGTCTTCTGTCTGGGTTACTTTCTTAAGCACGTCAATAATTTCTTTCACACGGTCTTGGTAAGACGATGTGACTTCCGTTGCTCCTGTAAACCAGTTATACACAGTCTGTCGAGTGGCCCCAGTGGCTAACGCAATTCTCTGTACGGATATGTCCCGCACCATGGCCCAACGGGCCAGTTCATTGCCAAGCGACTGAGGGGCGTTTGTAATAAGTTGTTTTGTTTTCTCTGAGTAAGGCATGCTTTAAGGGGTACTTGCTTTCGCTTTCCCCCCTCCATAATTAGTCGTCGGTATCCCAGTCAGCAACTACAGATGCTAGGTTGTTGCGCTTGTTGGGTGCGGGTGCTGCTTTTTCTTGCCGTACTTCTGGCTCGTCAACATCATCCTCAACAGGCTCTTTCGCCTTGGGTTTCTTGGGGGCCTCCAGCATAGGGGCGTCAGGCGCCTTGTCTGTCTTAGCTACCGTCATCGTGACGGCCTTTTTGGCCTCTTCAGAACTGCCCTTCTCAAGGACAATGTCGTGCTCATCATCATCCAGCCAGCGAACTGGACGGAAGAAAAGCTTGGGCGACTGTGCCTTGGTATCAAACTTCATGCGGGTCACAACCTCGTCAGGGCTGATGTTCTGCGCACCGAGCCAGTTGGCGTATGCCTTCAAAGGCATGTTCTCGCCTTCAGCCGGACCAAACAACGAGGCAGCAGGTACCTGAAGCTGTAACACATCCCCACCTATGTCGCTCTCAAGCACAACCGCAAGACGCTGGGAGAACTTACAGGCACGGCTCTCGCCACTACCGGAACCCTTCATGTTTTGGGGGCAGGTTGCACAAGTCTTTGACTGGGGGTTCTTTGCTTCAACCGAGGGGGTGTTGCCATCAGCCGACCAGCAATCAGGAGCGGCAGACTTTTCAGGGTCATAAGCGCCTGCGTAGAAGGTGCGCCCAATGTCTGCTGCTGCATTGGCAATTACCACGTCCAGATGACGGTCTTCAATCGAAGCAATCTCTTTACCGTCGGCAAGCAAACGAAACACGCCACCTTTGATTGAGATGCGCTTACCACCGCCACCACCTCCGCCTCCACCCATCAGGGCCTTGGCGACATCAGATAATTCCCCACGTTTCTTGGCAAAGGCGGGGGCTTTGTTTGGGTTAAATTGAACTACATTACTCATGGTTACTTCTCCTTATCGAGTAGGTTTGCGAACAGTGATGGTGTACTCACTGTCGGAGTTAAGGCCCGGAGGAACTACACCAGGGTTTTCTTCTAAAAATTGCGCCATGTTGCTTTGGGCAATGCGTTTTTCAAACAAGTCCAACACCTCATGCTCAAGCACAAACTTCTTGAACGAATCCCAGTCGTTGGTGGTGTACCGGGTTTTGTGTCCGAGCATGATCGTGCCTTCGTCGGTGCGAACGCTTTTGAGGCCCGACGCCATCATGTGGTCCTTCATGGCGTTACTGATTTCCTGTTGCTGAGCCTTGAGCGCTTCGACTTCCGTCTCGTACTCCGTGGTCAGCTCTTGGATCTTCGTACGGATGCGCCGGTAAACTTTAGCCAGCTTATCCAAAGGTACTTGTTCATTTGTCATTTAAAACTCCTTTCTGTTTTTTCCTATTTTGTCAAACATTTTACTTGTTGTCAACAACCTCTTCATACAGCTTTACCAGCAGGTTGTTGTCTTCCACACGTTCAGCCAGACGCTTAAACATCTTGCGTTCTATTTCGCTTCCCTGTATGTGGATGACCGTCACCTTATCGCTGTCTTGGCCTTTCCTGTCGGAACGAGCGCAACATTGAATATAGGTTTCGGTCGATAGCACAGGACCCCAGAACACCACCGTATCGGCAGCAGTAAGGGTTACCCCGTGGGCGGCAGACTGTGGTTGGATGACAAGCACCCTTGGGTCTGCTTCTTCTTGGAATTGCTTAAATATTTTTGTGCGCTTGGAAGGCGACACATCCCCATGAATCAGGTCACATGACACATTGTTTTTAGTCAGATAGCTGTAGATCGTGTCGATGCTGTGGCGGTAGGGGGCGAAGATTAAAACCTTGCGCTGGGTCTCCTCCAGCGCCTCCATCAAGACCGCCAGTCTTGGCGAGCAATCAAACTCAACAACCTCTCCATTGTCTGTATAGGCTGCACCAGCACTAATTTGAAGGAGCTTGTTAACTTCGGCGGCGGCGTTAATCGCCGAGATAGTCTCACCTGCCGCCTTGACAAGCATCTGTTCCTTAAGGATTTGGTAGTACTTTCGTTGCTGGGGTGTGAGGGGTACATCGCGTGTCTCCGTTATAACTGGTGGTAAGTCAAGGCATTGCGCCTTCGTAAAACGTATAGCTGGCTGCAGCGCTGCATGAACCTGCTCCTGAGCGGTGGGTTTTGGTATCCACTTGTACTGAGTTGCTTTGAGCATTGTTGCATCGCGCCACCCTGTTAAAAATTTTGGCACTCCTGTAGGGTTCACCAGCCTAGCCAAACCATACGCGTCGACAGGCGACTGGGACGCCGGGGTTCCGGTCATCATCCACAGGCGTGTACCTAAGTGGATAATTTGGTTTAAGGACTTCCAACGCTTGGTGGATACATTTTTATAGGCGTTTGCTTCGTCAGCAATAATTAAATCAAATCGACCGTCTGCATTGATTTCGTTGGCAATCAGGTTTAGCCCTTCGTAGTTTGTAATCACAAATTCGTAATCACCCTGCACCATTTCAATTCGTCGGGAGGCTTGCTGATGGTGGGCAACGATAGCGCTTCTGTGAATAATACTGTTGCCTATATCACCTATCCATGCCGAGTGCATGATTGACACAGGGCACAACACCAAGCAGCGGCGTACATGCCCAGCTTTCATAAGGTAATCTGCAGCCCACAGAGCCGAAAGCGTTTTACCCGTACCCGGTTCAGAAAATACAAACGCACGGCGATGCGTTGTTAGGAATGAAGCCGTTTCAATCTGGTGCTTCATTGGCTTGTACCGACCGGGCCAGTTGTATCGGGCAATGATGGGAGATGGTACATCCCGAACGCCTAGGTTCCTGAGAACCGCGACTTCATCCAATCCCCACTTAACTGCTACTTCGTATACGCCTTCGTTTTCTCCAACTACTGCCATCCTCGGTATTACTTTGTATTTGTCTGGGTTGCGTGTTCTTAGCACCAGAGCTTTATTATCGACAATCTGCATGGGCTACTTCCCGTTGTCAGATTGGTTTGCTCGTTTTGAGCGTAGTCGGACGTTACTCATAGTTGACTTACCTCCTTGTCGTATTGGTTTTTTGTGGTCAATGTCTTTGCCCTCTCGAGCATCCGCTTTTCCGTTTTTATTTTTGTCGACGCCTTTCTTATCGAGCATGCGGCGCCCACGTTGGCGTTCGTGTTGTGCGCTGTTAGGCCCAGACTTTCCTGTTTCTAAGTCACGCTTGTATTCTTTTTTGTAATCTCTGGTCATGATTACCTCCTAGTGTTTGGGATTAAACTCGCACCCTTTGACCGGGCACCATCCGCACAGCGGCGTTTGTGTGGGGTTCCACACGTTGTGTTCAAAAGCAGAAGAGAGCTTTGACACCCGTTGCCTGTATTCCCACCAGTGTTTCTCCGCTTCTTCAAAAGT